TTGTTTAGTGGGGATTCAGAATTGTGAGCGGAAGAAAATCAGGAAGAAAGCGTAGCTGGCGACGGCGTAGGCCATGGCCACGAAGAGGATGGAAGCGAGTTTTTTAAACGTGGGGTTCATTGCTGAGGACAGACTAGGGGAGAGAGGGGAGAGAGTCAAAGAAAAAAACAAATTAATTTTTAAAGCGGGGCGAAAGGGGCGGAATCATTGGGGGAAATGGGGGGAAAATTTTTGAGAGGAGAACGACTGGCGAAAGGGAAAACCGATTCCTTGCCGGATTCCTGATGGGCCGATAGCTTGCTGGAAATGCGAATGCCCAAGGAAGTCTGGAAACGAGCCTGCAGCCTCTACCTTGCCGGAATGGATTGGGAGACGATAGCGAGCCAATTGGGAGTGAATAAAACGACTCTATGCAAACGAGCGTCTCTAGAGGGAGTGACGAAAGTTAAGAGGGAGATGCAAACGGTTTGCATTCAAAAGAAAACCGAAAGCCTAGAGTCGTTGTCTGCAATCGTCAGGAATCGTCTCGCCGCTGATGCAGCTGCAACATTGGAACGGATAGACTCTTACGACCTAGACGGGATAAAGGACGAAAGCGTGCGTGAATCGATTCTAGGCAGCGTGGCGAAGCGAAGCGCGCTTGTGTTCGGATGGTCCGAAGCTGGCGAGGCAACTAGCGTGTCGATTAATCTCCTGGGTTCTATGCCCGATAAATTGTTCCACGTGGAACAAAGCGTGAATCCCGTTTGAAGTGAATATAACACCCATTGTACAACGGTGGGTAACTTATAATCAGGATAAGTTAACCTAATGAGACAAAAGGATTGTTTTTCCTAGGATTGGTATAAAACTTGCCAGAGAGACTGGCACCCCCTTTGCGGGTGGGCTTCGTTTACGATACCCCCCTCAAAAATTTTCCGTCTTTTTGACCATGTTAAGTAAAATTAAAATTGGTCAAGTTATTTCTCTCAATCAAGCTGAGAGAAAGTTGGCCCACTTCGTAGCCAAGAATCGCAACGGCAATAATCGTCATTTCAACACTACGAACTTGAAGATAAGCGCGGATGACCCTGTGACGGTGGATCTGGAGGGCGTATGCGGCGAGATAGCCTTCTGTAAGCTATTTAATGTCTATCCCGACATCGACACGGATCGCGAGCCTCCGCACCCGCTCTACGACGCGATTATCCCGCCCATTCCTCAGGGCATTCGCATCGATGTGAAGACGACCAAGTACGAGAATGGCAAGCTACTGGTCGATGCGCGCAAAGGCTCCAAGACCGATGGAGTGGATTTCTACGCGCTGATGACGGGTCAATTCCCCGGTCCGTATACGTTCAGGGGATTCATCGCGAAGGAACATATCATCCAGCCGCACAAGCTCGGCCTAATCTGCGGATACAAAAGCTACATGGCAGAGCAGAGCGAGCTAATCGACAATCCTTCGGATTGCCAATCAGCGCACTTATTCTGATTGACTCATGTGGCGCTATTATGCGTCATTCCGGCAATCGACCTTAAGCAAGGCGGAGGCTTGGTCAGCCATCGCAAAACTGTCTAAGCGGCAATGACGCTCCGCATCGGTCAGCGCGTAGGCCACGAATCCGCGTCGTGTGGCATGGATAGAATGGCCTACCAAATGCAGATAACGTCGGTTTAATTTTTCATCTCATGGCTTGTACTAATGTCTTCAACGCCTTCGCCGTAGCGACTGAGTCGCTCGCGCAGGACGTCTATAAACGCGCCTCGTATCGCTCGATGTGGCTCAATATGATTGAGCGCGGCGAGTATCCTCAGGGTACGGGTTTGACCCAGACCTCGTTCACCACCACTTCCATCGAGCCGACTGCGGCTGAGGAATGGTCGGCCATCACGCTCGCCAGTGGTTCCAATTCTGGCGCTTGCGATGTCACCTACAACGACGTTCCGGTCGGCTATAATGCCGTTACTTGGAGTCCTGAGCGTTTCGCGCTGAAAGGCCCGTTGCTCTGTAAGGATGATCTGACCTTTGATCATCGCGTCGAGGCGTTCTTGCGCGTGTACTTGGAGAAGCTGTCCATCCGTGCGCAGCGTTCTTGGGAGACTCGCTATCAGAATATGTTCGCCAAGTATGCCATCAAGGCAGTGGCCGACTCGTCTTTCACTCAGGTCGAGACGATTCCATCCGGCGTGAATGAGTTGCCGTGGATTCAGACTGGCTCTGTTGGTCAGGCGCTCAATCAGTCTACCTCTGAGTTGACTCAGGAGATGCTCGATGTTGCTGCTGCTACGTTGATTCGTAACGGTGCAACGAATCCTGACAGCTCTGGCTTCATCACCTACAGCAGCGACGGCCCGGTGTTCCCGTTGTACATCGGCTTGGAGGCTTCTCAGCGTATCGCTCAGAACAACCCCGCGTTCCGCGACGATCAGCGTTTCGCGGATATGGGTACTGGCGAGGGTGCGCAGTTGCTCAAGCGAATCGGCGCGAACCGGGTTATCAAGAACTTCCGGCATGTGCCGAATTTGTTCCCTCCTCGGTACAGCTACGCTGGCGGAAAGTACACGCTGGTTCAGCCGTTCACCAGCACCTCCGGCACGAAGGGTACTGTGTTCAGCGTCAATCCTAGCTGGACGACTGCTGCGTACGAGGCTGCGTTCATCGTGACTCCGTATGTGTTCAAGTCGCACATCGTGCGTCCTGTGAACCGCGTTGGCGATTTGGCGTGGATGCCGACCAACTACATGGGCGAGTGGCAGTGGGTGACTGGTGCATACAAGCTCGACACTGATTGCCCCGATCCTCTGGACAAGAAGGGTCAGCATTATGCTGAGTTCATTCACGCCCCAGAGCCTATATTCACAAACCAAGGAATGACTATTATCTTCCGACGTTGCACAGGCAGTTTAACCCAGATCATTTGTAGCTGATTTCCTCAGCAAAACGCAAGAATCCGCAGGTCGAAAGGCTTGCGGGTTTTTTGTTGCCATCGTTCAATTTTGTGTGATATTTACAACGCATGGACGAACCAAAACGTGGCGACGTACGCGAATCGGATGGGATGGTCTGCTGGGGCTACACTTGGAAGGACAAGGACGGAAACAAGCGGTATCAGTGGCTAACGCCCGAGCGTTTCTCCGAGAAGACGGTCAGCGATAAGGAGAGGTTGGCCAAGTACTTGGCCGAAAACACGGCGGTTATCCGGCTCAAACAGGCTGAGAAGTACGAGAAGAGCAAAGAATACTACAAAGCGAAATCGAGTGAAAACCACGCCAAAAATCGCGAGAGAAACAACAAGCGGAACGCTGAGTATCAGCGCAAAAATGCTGAAATCCTAAAACAGAAGCATAACGAGTACCGCGCCAACAATCGAGAACGTGCGCGCCGATGGCAAAAACGGTATAGCGAAGCAAACCATTCCAAAATAATTGATAGTCTCCGTGAGCGTCGCCGTAACGACCCAATGCTGCGACTCAAAGATGCCATTCGAAACTCAATTCGTGCGTATCTCGGCAGCAAGAAAACCCGTCGCGGATCGACGTTCGAGATTGTCGGTTGTACGCCAGACTTTCTGCGTGGTCATTTGGAGAAGCAGTTCAAAGATGGAATGACGTGGGAAAACTACGGTCCGTATTGGCATGTCGATCATCGCATTCCATTGGCCAGCGGAAATTCGCCAGAGGAGATTATGGGGTTGAGCCACTGGACGAATCTTCAGCCTCTAACCGCGTTCGAGAATATTTCCAAAGGAGCTAAAATTCCTGTTGCAGGATGTCAGTGACGTGACAATCGTTGCCGCGTTGGATCAGTGGGTTAAATGCTTGTAAAACGCCTCGTTGTGAGGCACCCCGTCACCTTCCCGAAAAGTTGGTGGCGGGTTTTTTATTGCCTGCTACTCGGATAGGCGTTGACATCCCAATACATGGCGTAATGCTCCCCGTATGCCGAGTTTTACTCTCCCTAAAGGCGTCGAAGTTCCTGAAAATCTCGCTGAAGGCGAAGCGTTCCAGACTATGGCAACGATCCTTCTTGGTAAGAATGGCAAGGCAGAGGTTATCGAGATTGATGGCATGCCTATCGCCGGATACGAGAAGAAATCCAAGGGCAAGAAGATGGCCGAGGATCATGCGGAGAATGCTTCCGAGGATGAAAGCGGTCATGGCGGCCAAATGGGCGGTGGTAAGCAGGGTTTTATTGCCGAAGTGATGCAGCGCGGCGCTGGTCCGATGTCCTAACCGATAATTCTAAAACGATATGCCAAACATCACATGCGACGAGGCGGCAACGCTCATCAACGAGGCGGCGTCGCTGGGATGTCGCTCACCGTGGGAGGTTGAGTTGGCCAAGTTGGCGCTGGAGAACCGCATTGCGACGTATCTTCAGGGCGGCGGCGCGACACGCGGTGCGTATCGGAGCGTGACGACGAGCGGCAGCGTGGTGAGCGGTGATTACATGATCATCTGCGATGCCACGGCGGGAGCGATTACGATGACATTGCCCCCGGCGGCGCTGGTTCCGGGTCGTATCTACGTTTTCAAGCGCATCAATGCTGGCAACTCGGTCATTGTTGATGGATACGCTTCAGAGACGATTGACGGTGCGCTGACTCACACGCTGGCTCCGCAATGGAATGGGGTAGTTGTGATGTCCAACGGAGTCGCTTGGTTTAAGATCATCGCCAACTAATATGCCAATTATTTCTTGCGCCGATGCGGCCACACTAATTGCGGAAGCCAAAGGGGCTTCGTGCATGAGTCCGCGTGAACGCATTCTGCTGGAGATTGG